CAACCTGATAACCTGTCTGTTGGGTAACAACACCCCACTGGTTCATTTTACCAGCAGCCATTGCACTCCTAGTACTAACCTGAGCAAACTCTCGATTTAAGTTTTCAACTGCGAGTTCATGTTGCTTAGCGTTAAACACCCCCATTCTATGGGCCATGTTAAGTTCTTCAAGGGAAGCTTCATACCTTTTAGATGAGGCGTAAATACTATCGTATTTAGAACGGAGCCTGTCCATTTCAGCAGACATAGCAGCAGCAGATGCAGCGGCATTAGTGCCGTTGCTACTTAGGCCAAGGTTACCCCCAACATTGCTTTGGTAGGAGGAGGCTCTAGAGGCGGCAAGTTGGGCTTCTGCATCCCTTTGACGAAGGGTAGTGGCAATCTCTCTTTGAGCCATACGCTCAGACTCTTGCATCAAAGCAATACGTCTACGTTGAGCGTTACCCCACTCGGTCATAGACTTTTGGGCTATAACCCCAATAGTCATTTCGATAGCTTGTTGTTGAACTTTAGCGTCTGCTTGTAAGGCTTGAGTAAGCCTTTTATTTTCTCTAGTTAACCTAGCCACCATCGCAGTAGCGGCAGGGCCTAACTCAGTGAGAATACGCTTAAGGTCTTGAAGATCATTAAAGTTGGCTGTTACGTTAAGATCGTCCATGTGCAACCACCTTTATATAGACTGTATCCAGCCGCTTAATTACTTCTACCTCCCAAGGAGAGAGGGTTATTCCCGTAAGATCACACCAAGCTTTTATCTCTTGGTAGGAAATAGGTAAGGGGGCACTATAGCCTTGACCACGAGTATGAGAGAGTTCAAGGAAGATAGACCAGACAGGCTCTAATAGATCAGGGAACCCTGGGCTTTGTAAGGCAACAGGGGTTCTACCCATCTGGTCTTCTACTTGCTTGAGATGTTCTCGCTCCGTCACACCGTCTTTATCTGGTATGGAGAGTTTGAAATCCCACTTGGCATACTCTTCTAGGTCAAGGGTTAGTTGGTCAAAAAACTAGTGAAGTCCTCTTGTGCCTCAAGAACCTGCATCTTAACCCAAGGGAGTTTGTCAAACAGGTCACGAGCAGCCTCTGGACTAAACTTAGGAGTCTTGCCCTCAAGTTGGATATCCCAATCTTTAGTGGTGTCAACCAGCATGTTGGTAGCGGAGTCTTCAATCTCTTCCGAGGTGAAAGTCAACTTCTTACCTTTAGCAGCCTTCTGCAAACGCTTGTTGGTTTGAGCGTGAATAACCGCTTTGTATTGTGCAGAGTGTGGGGCGTAAGTAGTAATAGTCTGGGGCTTACCATCATCTTTATTGAGAACCTCCTGAGTGACAGGGTGCTTGAGTTCAATAGTAATGGTATCAGATTTTGGGATCAGGTTGGAAAGGTCCATTGTCGGGTATGTCCTATATGTGTTAGTCGGGATAAAATAAAACGGGTGAGCCTTGCCCCGACAACAAAGCCCACCCTACCAACCGAAGTTGGATTCTATTAGGTCGGGTTACGGATAATCTCGACGTTGGTATTCTCTGCGGTGTCATAGAGGGCGACAAACGGCAGGGTAACAATACGAGAACCAGTAGGCCCATCAACAGGAACAGCAGCACCATTGATCTTCACACGAGGGAAGTGGAACGTGTAGTTGGAGAGGCCAGTAGGGTCGTTAACCGTAACTTGGAAAGCGGAAGCAGTCTCGTTAATGAAACGGTTGATCAGGGTAGCATCCTCAAAGTAGGCAGTAATAGTGCCTTCAACAGTAGCCATACCAAATTCAAGTTGGGGGGTAGAAGCAGAGCCAACAACAAAGGTAGGGGCAACCGAGTTTGAGATAGAGAAGTCAATACCCGTAATCAAAGCAACTGCCGTCATAGCAGCCCCAGCGTTACCAAGGCTAAGAGAACCAGAGTAGCTATCGAAGGGTTGGTTGAGGGACGAAGGGTCTTTAGTGGGATCAAGTGATGTGCCCGAAAGGGTCATGTCTTTACCGATCATGCTAAAGGTAGCACTAATCATCGAGTTAGGTTTAATAGAGATAGCAGCAGTATCAACCGTCATACCAGTGAACAGACGGAACTGAGCAATGTCAGTAGCAGCATCTTCAATGGAGAAAGACTTGGGGGTAACGCCAACCTTTAATGCGCGGTTAACAATCGTTCCTGCGACAGTCTGAGGGCCAGCGGTGCCGTTCAGGTAAGATACGCTGGTAGTAGTGCAAGCGGTAACAGTAAAGGTGCCATTAAAGCCAGCAGGTGTAACACCAGCAATCGTGATAGCAGAGCCTACAGGGAAGGGCGGGGTTGTCTGGACAGCGAAGGTAACAGTAGCTGTACCAGCAGCACTAGTAGCAGTAAGGGTAGCGAGGGGGGTAGAGTTAGCGAAGGCACTCATAAGGGCGCTCTCAAAGAAAGCGTCAAAGTCACCTTTACGAAGGTCTACAGCGATATCGCCACCAGTCTGACGGTTGCCATGACGGTCAACACGGGCCATACGGTCCGGTTGGATTTCATTACCCTGCACCCGATCTTTAGTAAGATCAAGCGAGTGGGTATTGATAGGGAGGGCTACGAAGACCGGAGAACCGGGGGTAACACCGAAAGTAACCTCGGTGACGTAAGAAAGGCCAGCACGGCTATTCTGGGAAAAGGGCATAGTTTAGACTCCTATCAGTTATAGATATACCAGGCAATAGTGACTGGTGTGCAATAGAAAGGAGGGCTAAAGTAACTGTTCCCTACCTCGGAATATTCAACAGAGACAATGATACCTGCGAAACTAATATCCGTAGTGGCTACAAACCTATCTAGGAGTAAGTCAGCAAGATCGTAACCAGCACCAGCCCCTTGCCCCTCTGGTGTGCAGATAAGGATACTGTAGAGACCGTCATAGCGTTTCTGTGGGTTTGGGCCTCTAACAGCAGGCCTGACTGTATTTGGAACTAGAGTAGACTTTAGGAAGGCTACACCAGTAGTGGGGTTGTATAGAACGTTCTGCGGGGCTACAGCAGGGATACCAGCAGTTGCCAGTAGCCTAGTATCTAAAGCACCTCGGATATCATTTAGGATGCTCATTGAAGACCTACCTTACTCTTAGCGGTAACAATCAGGGCGGGCCACTGTTGCGCTAACTTAGCATAAACAAAGTAACCAGAGGTTCTCCAAGGTGATCCACCAAACTCCACTTGTGTAGCGTGAGGGGCGTTGTTACCTACCCACACCCTAGTAGTCTCTGGGGAGATAGCGGCAGCTTGAGCGTACAAACCAGCCCTAGCATCATCCCTGTGCGTATTAGGGGCTTGTGGCCTACCGTGAGAACTAATCTGTCTACCTACAGCACCGGATTGACCGATAGAGTGGGAGAGAATATAAGCACCAGTATCATCAGGAGAAGCGTTAACCAGAACGTCAGCTACCTCTGTTAAGAGGGCAGCAGGAAGTCGATTGACTTTATCCTCCAAGACCTTAAGTCTACCAAGGAAAGCTTTCATAACTATTCCTTTACATAAAGTAGTTGACACATGGTTGCAGAACCAGAACTAATCTTGGAACTACGGGTTACGTTAACTGTATCACCGTTACCAACAATCTCGTCGTTAGCAGTAATATCTGGGGTAGGTTGTCCGTTAACTAACAGATCAGAAACTACAACCCTGCGCTCACCCATGATGACAGTGTTAAACTCAGCAATAGACGGATCGTTATTGAAGAAGTAAACTCTAACCGTGTAGTCTGTGGCGGCTTGTGCAATGACACCTGTAGTAGCATCATAAGCCCCGTTGGCTTTTTTACGAAGGGTGACGTTAACCCCATGCTCATTGATTAGTTGTCTAAGCGAGGTTACATCAAACATTAGTTGTCCCCTGAAATATATCCAGCCTCACTCGGGTTGTCGAACTGACCCACGTTAAAAGCAGGGCTTGGACGATCAGTGTCTTGGTTAGCAAGGTCCATAGCGATACGAGAGATACCACCAGCTGATACACCCATGTTACGGCCACCCATCTTCTTGCCCAACTCTGACAGTTGAATTGCAAGGATAGTGTATTGCTTCACACGGTCGCTGTATTCAGCCTCAAGGGCACCATCAAGTTGTGTGTTGACCATTCTGGCGTATTTACTAGCAAGTAGTCTAGCACAGAAGGCCGCAGAGAAATAAGCGTTGTCACCGTTCTCAGAGAGAGCAAAAGCAATCTCTTCGTTTTGCATCTGTTGTGCGCTAAGGTCATTGTCCCCAACAAGCAACCTGACAACATTAAGTCTGCCAGAGGCGGTAGAGGTTACTAAATCGAGTGGGTCATATGTATAGGCCATTTATACCTCCAAATGCCCGTAGGCTGCGCGCCAACTTCTAATCTTACCAATCTGCTTATCTTTGATACTAGAGAAAGCACACGCCTTCTTCTGGTATTCTCTTGGAT